TACAACTTGAAGCTCAGAAGCTCCAGAGCCAAGCTGTAGGCGACCAAGCCGACAATGCTATTGATGCCTTCAACGCTGAGACTAAGCGCATGGAGACGCAGATCAAGGCTCAACAGGCCAATGCTGTCGTAGACAAGACAACTGCTCAAGCAATGGGTGAACAGTTAGATAACCAGAAGAAGATGTCTGACATGATAGATGAACAGCAGCGCAAGGCTCAGCTAAGCATGATGAATCCGGTTGATTTAATGAGGATTGCTAACGGTGGCTAAGACCGATCAAGAGCTTGCTCAAGACATTCTGAATAGCGAAGGAATCAACTGGAGATATGGCGGCGATACTATTGTTGGCGCTTTAATGCCTTTCCGTAGAGAAGTCTTAACTCCTGAGCAAAGTCAGTTTATTGGTTATGACTCTAGCGGAAACGCCATCATTCAAAACATACCTGCACAGTATGGAGAAACGCAATTTGATTTAAGCTATAGCCCTGCTGTGCAAAGCCTTCAAGGCGTTGGGTCTGCTCTGAGAGATGTGTTATTTGGTGACGCTAATACACAAGCAAAGGCTGTCAAACAAGCAGTAAGTGCGCTTCGTAATGTGGCTGGCGGTATAGCTGACTATGCCTCTAATCAGTATAAGGCAGCTATGGGTGGAGGCACAATTTATGACCCTAGCACAAGAGAAGTTACTGAATTTGATCCTGCATTAGTATTAGGAGGAGGGTCGAGCGGAGGAGGTGCTGCACTTGCCTCTGGATTTAGAATGTCTGGCAAAACTCCTGTTGCAAGCATAATTCAGCAATTCAGAGATGCACCAGAGTCTAAATTAGAATATCAAAAAAAAGCACTTGCTGGTGATGAAAATGCTATTGCTGCGCTTATGGAAGATAAGCTAATTGATAGAGAGACTGCCTTGTTGCAAGCGCAAGCTAGTGTAGATCGAGCATTATATAGACAGGATTATCGCAATAGACAACAAGCAGAAACTAATCCGAATTTAACAATACAAGCCAGCCAAGTAGATGATTACCGTGGAGCGCATGAGCCTCCTGATCGTGAGTATGGCGCACCACTTAATGATTTAACGTCTATGATACCTTCAGACGTTTATGGCCCTTCTGGCCCTCGTTTATATGGATTAGGAGACCCAGAGGTAGATAGCGAAGCGTTTAGCGCATTAAGGTCAGCCAGAGGCAACCCAGATGCTGAGGTTGTAGTTTATAGAGCAGTGCCAGAAGGGGTGTCTGAAATAAATTCTGGTGATTGGGTAACAACAAGCAGAAAGTACGCTGATATGCACGGTGAAAATGCTCTTGGAGGAAAATATAAAATCTTGGAGCAAAAAGCCAAAGCTGGAGACCTTTATAGTGAAGGTTACCCATACGAATTTGGGTGGAATCCATTAAGTATGAACCCAGAAGCCAGAATGCAGAGGGCGCAAGACCTTGGGTTTGATACTAGCAGAGTATCATACAGAGGACTAAGTGGCGAATACGACCCAAACAAAGCTGGAAACTACCAGATGTTTACTAGCAGCCCTGAAGATGCTGGAGAATACGGAAGCTATGTTGTGCCTGCATATCTTAACAAGGGAAACAATCTTGTTGTGGAAGGCGGTAGAAATAACTTTAACTCAATCCCTGTTAGTAATTTACCTGCTGAGGTAAAAGCAAATTTGCATTCAAGTGTGGGTGATGTAGCACGGACAGATGATATTGCTTACGCCGCACAACTTGCAGGATATGACTCTGTAACAATTAACAATGTATTTGACAAAGCGTCCAACGAAATACCACTTAAACCTTTACCTGCCAGCAATGAGCCTATGAGTCAGGAAATGATTGATATTCTAGATGAGGTAAATGCAAGCGGAATGCTCGAAAACACGCCTGATGTTGCCTTGCCTCCATCAATCCCTAAAGATTATGAGCCTGCAACAATTGATATAATATTTGACCCTAAAAACATCCGCTCCACCAACGCCGAGTTCGACCCAACAAAGGCTGACAGCGCAGACCTACTATCAAGCGTTGGTGCTACCAGTGCGTTACGAGGTATAGTCTAAACAGCCTCAACCAGACTAGTAATCATATCCTCAACCTTTTCCCACAATTCCTCAATGATAGGGCCATCTCCGGCCCTGTCAGCTTCTATTAGCTGCCCAATAGTATCTAACAGGATGTCAGACATCTGATCTGGGTCGTCTGTCTCAAATGCGTCCAATATATCGCTCATGTGTCCTCCTTGGCGTAATTCGCCATTAGTTAGCCTAATTTACCTCTAAGTGTTGCTTTTTACCACACTATGCTATAATCGCGCTTAGGCCACCTGACCTATTCAGGGCATTTACCTATAAAGGGCATATTATGAGCAAGCTGCAACCAGAGGATAACTACGAGTACGATTCTGAGGAAGACGTAACCACAGAAGAGGAGGTAGTAGAGACTGAAGATTCTGTTGAGGAACAGGATACCGAATCAGCACCGGAGGCGGGGGAGACCCCAGAGAAACATATCACGTTCAGCGAAGACCAGCAGCGAATACTTGATGAGGCTGTAGGGAAGAAGGTTTTCAAGCTCCGAGAGAAGGAGCGGGAAGCAGAAGCCCTGAAGAAGCGGCTCGAAGAGTTAGAGGCTAAAGTTCCTGAACAGAGGCGACCTAACGTCCCAGCAATACCAGATCCGTTTGCAGTATCCGATGAGGAATACAGACGGCAACTGTATCTAAGGGATGAGGCACTCAAACAAGCTATTGCGTTCGATCAGCAACAGCAAATGCTGAAACAGCAGAAAGAACAACTGCACTATCAGCAGCAACAAAAGCAGCAAGAAGCACTGACTGAGCGAGTTCAGTCTTATTCCCAGAAGGCTACCAAGCTAGGGATTAAGGCAGAGGACTTACAAGTAGCAGGTAATACAGTAGCGCAGTTTGGCATTCACGAGGACTTAGTTCAGTACATACTGGAAGAAGACCAAGGGCCATTGATTACTACTTACCTCTCTAAGAACCTCTTAGAGCTAGAGAAGCTGCGCGAAATGTCGCCCACACAGGCGGCAGTTTATGTGGCAACAACGGTTAAGCAGAAAGCTGCTGCTCTTAAACCCAAGGTAAATAACGCTCCTGATCCTTTGGAGCAACCACACGGCGCTGGTAAAGCCCCCAAACCTAGAGGGCCGCAAGGCGCAGTATTTGAATAGGAATAGTTAAAAATGGCTAACAATCTCAATAGTAACGTCACTCGGAAAGTGGCTCGGGTCTTCCTAGAAGCCTTCGAGGCAAGCCGAGTTCTGACTAAGACTGTCAACACTCAACTGTTGTCAGGCAAGTTCAACCCTTCATCGGGTTCAAACGTGGACTTCAAGCGTCCTCACGACTACAACTCAATCCGCACTTCTGGCGGTGACATCAGTTCTTCTACGAAGTCTGACATCATTGCTGGTAAGGCAACTGGTACAGTACAAGACTACTTCACTGCCGCTACTGAGTGGGGCAATGTTGAAGAAGCTCTTGAGCTAGACCAACTCGACCAAATCCTTGAGCCAATGGCGCGTCGCATTGTGACTGACCTTGAGCTTGATCTTGGTTCATACATGAACAAGAACGCTTCACTCAAGTATGGTACTCACGGCAATGCTGTTGATGCTTGGGGCGACGTTGCAGGCGCTGGTGCTTTGATGGATTCAATCGGCGTTCCTATGAGCGACGAGAAGTACTACATCATGAACCCATTCACCACTACTGCGCTGTCTTCAGCTCAGAACGGTTTGAATGCGGCTGATGGCCTTGTTCGTACAGCATGGGAAAAAGCACAGATCAGCCAATCTTTCGGTGGCATGATGGCGCTTACTTCTAACGCACTGCCTAGCTACACTTCAGGTTCTACTACTGATCGTGCTGGCGCTTTGGCTACTGCTCCTGACGCAACTTACGTCACAGCTAAAGACACTATGACTCAGGTTCTTTCTTTGAACGGTCTGGGTACTGGTACTATCAAAGCTGGTGACATGGTAACTATCGCAGGCGTTAACCGTCTCAACGTAGCTACTCGTCAGCCTATGCTTGACGCAACTGGCGCTGTTGTTCCTTGGACAGGCACTGTACTCGCAGATGTGACTATCGCTGGCAACGCTGCGACTGTTACTGTTTCAGGTGCGGCTATCTACGAAGCTAACGGTCAGTACAACAACGTAGACGCTGCTCCTGCACAGGCTGCGGTTGTAACTATCCTTGGTGCTGCTTCAACTCTGTACCAGCCTAACCTCTTCTACACGAAGCAAGCGTTCGGCATGGGTACTGTTAAGCTACCTAAGCTCTACTCAACTGACACAATCGCTACTACAAGTGACGGTATGTCAATCCGAGTATCTAAGTACGCAGACGGTGACGCGAATACTCAAAAGATTCGTTTCGATTTGCTTCCGGCGTACGCCACGTTTAACCCCTTGTTTGCCGGAAAGGGCTTTGGGGTCTAGCGACTGACTGAGGAAGGGGGCTTCGGCCCCCTGATTCTTTATGGCAAAACCAAACAAAGGCAAAGCTAAGGTCAAAGTCACCAAGTCTGGTAAGAAGGTTTCTTACGGACAAGCTGGTAAAGCAAGCGATGGTGGGCCACGAGTACGCGCTGGTACAAAGAAGGGCGACTCATACTGTGCTAGGTCATTAGGTATTAAGAAGGGCTTACCTAAAGACAAGCAGAACGATCCTAATACGCCAAACAACCTAAGCCGCAAACGGTGGAAGTGCAAAGGCGCTAAATCAGCAAGGTATGAATAATGGCAACTGTTGCTCAAGTCGCAAAAGCATCGCTTCAGCGAATACTGGTACAAGCATCAGAGGCTCCTCTTGAGCCTGATGAATACCAAGACTATATCTTCGCTCTAAATAATTACATGGCTCAGCTAGATGCTCAGGGCATTAGCTTGGGTTATACCGTGGTTGATAGCCTCGGTGATGAAGTCACAGTCCCTACTGGTGCGTTACGAGGCATAATCGCTAACATGGCGATTGAAGTCGCACCTGACTATGGAGGCGTGGTTTCAGAGGGTCTAGCTCTGGCAGCGCGTCAGGGTATGCAGACCATGAGGACAATAGGTCAGCGTATCAGGGCCAGTAAACTGCCTGCTACGTTACCAATCGGCTCTGGCAATGAAAACGAGTCCTACGGATTGAACGGACACTTCTACCCAGATCAAGAAGCAGAGATACTCGCCGAGACTACAGGCGCAATAGGTTTGGAGGTCAATACCAATGGCGGGTAATGCACAAGGTCGCAAGAAGAGTCAATTCGTCCAACAGAATACGGTTCTAGCCAATAGCTATTTAGATTATGTTGTAAATGGTTCTAACTACAAGATCAGCTACGACAACTTTGTAGCTAACCTTGGTGTTACTGGCTCTATAGTTCAAACTGGAGCGGTAACTGGCGCACCTGTGCTAGATGTTGATGGCTCTGTAAACAAGATCAGAAACATTGAGAACGGCTCTGGAGTACTGGCAAACGTCTCAGCAGAGAACGGCCTTATTCTGTCTCACAACTTTACAGCTAATGCAGATGGTCTGCCGATCCTGTTAAACACAACCGCAGCATCTCCAACAATTGCAAGCATTGTCGCTGGATCAGGGATTAGCGTCCAAGCAGTGAATACTGGCGGTATTGAGATATCGTCTATTGCGGAGGCGATATACGCGCAAGTAACGATGCATGGGAATACAACAGCCACGGTAATCAGCACTATCAATGTTCCTGTAAAAGTAGCCGGAACATGGGTTGTGGGGACGAACTCAAGCTTCACTGCATCCACAACAGGCAGGCTTACTTACACAGGCGGGACAACTGAGACGGTGGTTTTTAGGGCTTCGGTGACTCTGGTTCCGGTAGGAACAAATCAGGTTCTTACTATTCAATTTGCGAAGAACGGCACGGTAATTCCAGAAGCGAAAATAACCAGAACTGTAAGCGCTGGAGCAAGCGGAAACGTATCCGTGTTCTATAACGCATCAATGACCTCATCTGATTATATGGAGATATTCGTTTCAAACGGCTCTAGCACTAATGATATTACAGTAGTGGATTGTTTGTTCGGAGTCTCTTAGATGCCTGTAACTCAGTTACCCATAGCGAATGGTTTCTATGTATCAGACTCTCTGCCTATCGCAGCTCAAGAGTGTACGAACTGGTATCCAAACATTGTCCAAGGTACTGGTTTGTCTCAAGAGACTCTATTCGGCACTGAAGGCATTGTTCAACTCGCTACCTCTGGTGTACTAAATAACGTCAATCGTGGGTCGCATGAGATGGCTGGCAAGCCTTACTTCGTCAATGGCGAAAGGCTGTACCGTTTAGATGAGTCTGGTGACGACTACACTTTGACGTTCATTGGTGATGTTACTGGCACTGCTCGTGTATCAATGGCTGATAACGGCACACAGTTAATGGTGCTTGTTCCGAATGGTAACGGTTATATATACAACCACGTTACAAACACGTTTAGTCAAATCACAGATTCGGACTTCACTGCGAACGGCAACCCCCAGTTCGTAGTGTTCATAGATGGCTACTTCTTAATCACCACAGATTCTAAGAAGTTCATAGTAAGCTCCATCAATGACGGCTTGAGCTACAACGCTTTAGACTTCGGTACTGCCGAGTCCGACCCTGATGACATTGTTGCCCCTGTGGTCTACAAGAACCAACTGTTTATCTCTGGTGGTCAGACCTTTGAGGCTTTTCAGAATATAGGCGGTGCTGACTTCCCTTTCCAACGTACAGGTCTATTCCTTCAGAAAGGCTGCTACGCTCCATACTCATTGGTAAACGCGCAAGACACGTTTATGTGGGTCGGCGGTGGAGAGAATGAAGGGCCAGCTATTTGGGCGTTGAACGGCAACTCTACAGTTAAAATCTCCACAACAGCTATAGACTCGCTACTCTCCACTCTGACAGATACTCAAGTGGGAAATATCTTCTCATGGGCCTATGCCAGTAAAGGAGCGTACTTTATCGGCTTCTCACTGCCTTCTACAACGCTTGTATACGATACAACAAGCCAGAGGTGGCATGAGCGTAAATCGTTCCTAGAAGGCTCTTTAGGGGCTTTACGGGTTGCTTCAATCGTCAAGGCTTATAACAAGATTCTCTGCGGCGACATCATTGATGGTCGTATAGGCGAGTTAGACCCTGACGTTTATACAGAATACGGAAATACGATTGTTCGAAGGGTGGCTACGCAGCCTTTCCAGAACAATATGCAGTCCGTGTTCTTTCCTTCACTAGAACTCACTGTTGAGTCTGGTGTGGGCAATGAAGCAGTGGTTGACCCTCAGATAGTCCTTGAACGATCAAAGGACGGAAAGACTTGGAGCGGCCCTATTGCTCGGTCTATCGGTAAGATTGGTGAATACACAAGAAGGGCTATCTGGAGAAGGAACGGCAGGGCAGCAAGGTTTGAGATATTCCGATTCACTTTAACTGATGCAGTAAAACCTGTGATTATTCAGCTAACTGCAAACATTATTGGTGGAGATAAGTGACAAGCCCAAGACTCAACGCAGCTCAACCCATCGTACAAGCAGATGGGACTATGGAGCAGCCATTTAGACAGTTTACGCAAGATGCTAGTCTCAGCATCCCAATTATAGGGGTGGGGTCGCCAGAAGGCGTGGTAGAGGCTAGGCAGTACAGTTTATACATAGACTCCACTGGTGTTAGTGGTTCTATAGAGTACAGAAAGATGCAGCCATCAATTGCAGGCGATACGTCTAAGGGCTGGATTGCGGTATAAGTGTGGTAAAATTAACCAAATTCAATAAGGCTAATTTATTGTGCAAGCAGTTATAGATCAAGACCATAGAGAAAGAATGGAAGCCCTTGAAGGCGCTATGGCTGCTAGTGATAACAGCATTGATGTCACAACGCTAGAATGCAATCATTATTTCTCTTACGGCCTATACACCAGAGAGTTACACATTCCTCAAGGAGTGGTCATTACTGGCGCTATTCACAAGTATTCTAATGTGAATATTCTTTCTCACGGGAAAGTCATCGCTGTAACGGATCAAGGCAGAATTGAGATAGAAGCTCCTTATACGTTTGTATCTAATGAGCTTGTAAAGAAAGCTATTTACGCAGTCGAAGATGCGGTATGGATTAATGTCTTACCGTGGGATAAAGAGCCAGATGTTGATTTGGTTGAACAAGAGTACGTTATCCCAACTTACGATTTATTAGATATTCAAATGGGGTTAAGCCCCGAACAGTTATTGGAGAAAGAATAATGGCATTCGCAGTAGGTGGAGCTTTATTATTGGGTGGAGCTAGTCTTGCTGGTTCAGCCATGAGCAATAGAACTAACAGAAAAATTGCAGAGCAAGCTCAGGCGCAGAACGCGCAAGATAAAGCCTTGACTCAGCAGTATGCAAAAGCAGCAATGGAGCAATTGCCTGTTGGATACCAAAATGCCCAAGCGGTGCGTCAGCAGGCAATGAACCAAGGTCTTGGGTTAGCTGGTCAAACATTCCAACCTACCGCTGAGATGATCAACCAAGGCGGCATGATGAACCAAAATGCTCTGTTAGCTGGCCTACAGCTTCAGCGCAACGCTATTCTTGGTAAAGACATGGATTACAGCACTTTGCAGGCTATGTCTCCGCAGATGGATTACTCTGCGTTATCTGGGCTAACACAACCGCAAGGCTTAGATTTTAAAGCCATTGAGCCAATTAAGAATACATTCACGACTACTCAGGCTGATATTCAATCTTACCTTGATGAAAACAAAGATATTGAAGAAGATTACCTGAGACAGCTACCAGAACTTAGAGCAGGCGACCCCAATAATCCCAACTACAAAGACATTCAGTCTTACGGTAGATGGCATTACGACAATATTGGTAAGTATGAGATTGAGCAAGGCAAGAGGACATGGAGCGGCCAGCCTGCTAAAAGCGAAGCCGCACCACAATCTCAGGCGGCTCAATTAGTCACAGCCGATCAAGTCCAAAAAGCAATTAGTGGCCCAAATCCGTAGGGAATATAGACATGGCTTCACCAGAACCAACAAATTACGCGAGACAAGTCAAAGACCTTATTGACCAAGGGCAGCCCATTCCTGCTGACTTGCAAAAACAAGCGTTTGACCAAGCTGTCCAGCAGGGAATTTCAAGGGAACAGATGGGCGAGTTCTTTGGTGTTGCCCCAGAGATGATATCGCAAGCAGCCACTGATCTTGGGATAGCCGACCAACTGCCCCCTGTTTTGATGGGTACGGAAAATCCGTCTATTCAAAACATCAACAATCAAGCAGCTAAAGCAGCGATACAGGCTATCCCTCCTACTGGAACTTACACACCAGAACAAGTGCAGACTGTGACTGATCTAATCAACACAGGTCAGGTGAATATCTCTGATGTGTCTAGTCACTTCCAAGTCGATCCAAGTTATGTCATGGAGGTTGTGTCTGGCGTTCCTAAGTCTGTTTATGCCGAAGGGTCATTTACCCCAGAGCAAGTCAATAAACTTGAATCAATGATTTCATCTGGTGTTGCCACCTCAGATCAAGTCGCACAGTATTTTGATGCGCCTGTTTCTGATGTGACAAACTATCTTTCTCAAACTGCCAATTACACGCCAGACCAGTTAGCTAGTTCATTTGTTAGTAACATTGCAGCAGACCAAGACTACAGCATGGAAGACGCTATGCAGGTCAAGGCTGCAATAGATTCTGGCAATATGACCGTAGCCCAAGCGGCTAGGCAGTTTGGTGTTCCAGAATCTGATGTCATACGGGTGATGGAAGAGATAAATCTCGCCAACGCGACTACCAACTTAGACTTAACCTATGGTCGTAATGGGGACGATATCCCAACAGGTCTAGCTGGAGCAGAAACAGCTTTAACAGGTAGTGCTAGTGACGCTTTAAACCTTCTCAACCAGATCAACCAAGCTGGTAGAGCCGATATGCTCGGCATGACCAATCAAGGCTTGGATGAACTAATAGGAGCGTACCAGCAGTCAAGATCAGACATTACCCAAGGCACTACTCAAGGCTTAGAGGCTTTAGGCGCAGGTTTAGGTCAAGCCAGAACTGATATTACTGGCGGTACAACAGATGCGTTAAACGCTCTGCAAACAGGCGCTACTCAAGCCAGAGGCGATATTACAGACGCTTTTGGTAGAGCTGAGGCGATGTTTGATCCTTACGCTCAAGCAGGCACTACGGCCTTACAGCAGCAGCTTGCTCTGTCAGGCGCGTTAGGTCAGGAGGCATTCAACCAAGCGTACCAAGAATCTCCACAGATGGCGTTCTTGCGCGAACAAGGCATGAGGGCCAATCTTTCTGGTGCAGCAGCTACTGGTGGTCTGGGCGGTGGCAATGTTCAAAGAGAATTGCAACGCTTTGGGCAGGGTCTAGCCGCACAAGGACTGCAACAGCAGATAGAGAATCTAGGCGCATTGTCAGGACAAGGTTTTAACGCTGCTACCAATGCGTCAAATGTTGCCACTACAGGTGGCACAAACTTGGCTAACATTGCGTCTCAGTTAGGCGCTAATCAATCTAACTTGTACC